TCTTGAATCAGAATCGCCCTTAGCACCTGGGTTGTCATTAAAGGTGGCATGTCAAGTAGGGCAACAATTGGATAATTTGCGGACTATTAACCTATCACACAAATAAGGCGGTAAAATGGTAGAAATAAAACCATCATCATTAAAGTTAGAGGAGTGTTTATCACGCCAAAAGGGTACTCCGTCTTCTGATCTGTTTGAAGCACGGATGGAAGATATGCCGTATCGATGCGTCGATCTCATTGCGAGAGGAAGTCCAGATGGAGTGCAATGGATCAATGGGAAAGATGTGGCGGTTTTTGAAATTCGATCTCCTGACCTGGTGGACTTGGCGGCTTTGGTGGTCATCGTTGCCCGCCTTCGCCCGATTAGGGTAGACTACATGCACGCTGATGGCGAACACTGTATTGTCTATATGTTAAAGTGGTAATTGATTTTTAACCGCCTCACATTGTATATACGAATGGTGTCCCGCCATTCCAAAGTGCAGGGGGTTTTTTGAAATCGTTGTTTTTGCCTATGTTGACTTTTTGCCTGTTTGCCATTCCTAGTGCGACGAAAGATGATCGCCCACCCGACGTTAGATGGTATTCGGTCCAACCAACGTACCGCCATCCAACCACGGCGGCTGAAGGTTGGATGCGGGGACGGGCAAGATTGTATGAAGGCACTGGTAGATACTGGTCTTCACCGCTTGCGAGCCGGAAGCCCCTACTTGCGTAAGCAAGTTTGCCCTGTGTAGGGAGTGAGCGAAGCGAAGCGAACGACCAAACAGGGCAAACCTCTTTAGGGTAGTGGGTAAGGCGAGCCTCAAAAATAATTCTAAAAACATTGAAATAAATTCAATCATCCACACTATATAAGTGTGAGATGAAAACGATCATTAAAATTCAACTAGATGCAGATGGAATCGGCAAGAAAAGGCTGCTGGACACAATGGAAGCCTTTAACAATGCTTGTAATGAAATAGCCGAAACTTGCTTTGAACAAAAGTCGGGTAGTAAATTCAATATCCAAAAACTGGTCTATCATCATATTCGTGAGAAGTATGGCTTGTCAGCACAATTAGCAATACGAGCCATAGCAAAGACATGCGAAGCTTACAAGTTAAACAAAAAGAAACAACCCAAGTTCAAGAAGTATGGTGCGATAACTTACGATGATCGCATCCTTACTTTCAAAGGGTTAGGTGGTGAGTTTCCTCAAGTTTCTTTGACAACACTGGACGGCAGACGTGTCTATGACATTCATATTCGCAATTACTTTGCAGGTAGAGTAAACAGGATTAAAGGTCAGACCGATCTTGTATATCAAAAAGGAAAGTTTTATCTCTATGCTACTTGTGATATGCCAGAGGATACACCACTTGAACCTGACGACTTTCTAGGTGTTGACGACACCAATGTTGGTATAGCACTTGAGGACTTGAGTGGAATTACCAAAAGGACAACGGTAAGGAAAACTCAGCGAGCAAAGAGACATAGTTGGTCATTCTATCAATTAAGACAATTCATTACTTACAAGGCGAAGATTGTATGGGTTTTGGCGGGAGGGCTCATTAAATATGATGTATTTGTCGCATACGAATGATTATAATCCTAATTCTAATGAAAAGGAAAGGTATTTGTTGGCCGTTGTATTGGATAATGATGTTTTAGATAATGTTAAAAGGATTAGAGACACCTGCGAACGGTTAATTTTACCATATCAGGTGCGTTATTCATTTGTTTTTCCCTCTGAGAAAGTTCATTTGCTGGAAAATGGATTTCTCGATGAATTTGTAAAAGATTGCAAAGAATATCAATCGTGGGAAATGGGTTGTGATGATCCTTTAGACTACTATCGTTTCCAATTGCATCCGTATGAACCAAAAGAAGATTTTTGGAATTCTTTGAAACCAGATGCAGTTACATTATGCTATTCTGGCGATTCATTTGGTTTTGACGCTTACCGTGACAGCAAAATGTATTGTGGATACTCGTTTAATTGGTGTGAAATAACATGAAACTCCAATACAAAGTTACGACGAAAGAAAATAATCAAAGAATTACCAAAACCAGAAATTGTTAATGTCAATTCTATAGAAAAACTACTTTTTAAAGAAATAGAAAAGTTTAAAGAAGAATTAGTAACCTTGTGGTTCCACTTAGAATATCCAAATGGATCTGGACATATTAGATGTTACGAAAAATTTGGACAAACTTGGATATTAAAATATCACGAAAATATAATGCCCCGATGGTTTCCATGGTTCTTCCTTGGAATTACCGTTGGCGGTCCAGTTCTTTTTTTTGTTCTGTTTTGGTTGTTTGATTTGGTTTGATTATAAACCTATATTGTCCTGCATCCCAGATTCTATCATAACCATTTAGTTGCATTATTTCATATTCCGTTAAACTGTTGGAATAATGTGTAAAGTTTTTTATTTTCTTTTTCTGGAATTTCATTCTATTGTAAAGAATTCCATTTCCAATATTAAAATATGAAAAACTAGGTTGTGTTTCACCATTTAATTGAAATCCTAAGTTTTCATATAGATCACCCTCTGAATATCTCTTGTCAGCATAACTTATAATGCTACCATTATAGTCTCGTCTAAATGCTCTTAATAACTTAGACGCCGCACCTATTACTGATAAGTTGCATTTATTTACAAATCTTAGCAATTCATAATCAAAATTATGGTTGAATCGGCTCGGACCAAATGTCATGCAAGAAACTATTTCTCCATCGTATTCTAAACAATACCAAATTTTAGAAGCATCTGATCCTTGTAAATGGTTTTCTGTTAAGAACTGATTTTTTGTATTTCGATCTATTTGTACTATCTGGCATTTTCTAGCCCCTAATCTTTTGTTGAGACCTAAAAAATTCAATATTTTTGATTCTAATATGGTTCTTTTTTCCTTCCATTCGACATCATACATCTGAATCAATCGAATTCCAGCATTGTGTGCTAATTTCCATTTTTTATAGTGATATTTACGACCACGTACTGTTTCAAGATGCCAGTAAACACCGTGGTACTCAATTCCTATTTTTAATTCGGGTAAATAAATATCAATTTCTTTTCCATCAAGCACTTCTCTATCATTTTCCAAAACCTCGCCAGAATAATTGTCACGAATAAATTGTAAAACTTCTTTTTCTCCTCTCGATGTAGAAAGTTGTTTGGCACATTCGGGACAACCGTTTTTTAAATGAATGTGATTGCCCGCTCTTTGATCAAAATCCCCATGTTCAGGACAAGTAATTGTTATAATATCCGTCATTCTCACAAATTTAGTTTTTGAATAATTGTATTTGTTTTTGTGGATTTTTTCTGCGATCTTTGTAAATGATACTTGAGAATGACGACTAATTCCTCGACCATTACAATAGGGACAACCACTTTTGAGATGTAAAAATGGTTTTTGTTCAATTACACCATGTTTGTTACATGTGAATTTTATATTTGTATATTTGTTTATATATTCAGTCAAAGAATAATCATAGTTCCATTTCTTCTTTGCTTCTGTAATAAACTGTTTTGTAGTTTTCTTATGAGGAATAGTCCGATTATCTAAACCACATTTTGGACATCCTTGTTTTTGATGAATATGAGCATCAGGTCGTTGCGAAAAAGGACCATGGACTAAACAGATTATTGTTACGCACTTATGAGCTTTTTCATATTTTGTTTTTCCATAGTCATATTTGTTGCCGTGAATTTTTTGTGCTTCTCTGATGAAACTTTCTGTATTTGTTATTTTGCGCCCTTTTCCACAACAAAATTGACATCCTCTTTTTAGATGCTGATATGGGTCTTGTTCAACTTCTCCATGAATCGGACAAATGAATTTTATTTTAATTCCTTTGCCTTTATAGTCCGTTATACTGTAATCATACTGTTGAGGATGGGCCTTTTTTATAAATTGTTGTGTTGTTAGTTTGGGTTTCGGCATAATGGTATATTATATATGTACGCCGAAATTATTGCAACACCGTCCTACTTACCAATTAACTCTGCAATTGTTCTATAAATTCCCTCATTTCTTTTTCAGAATTAAATAATTTCTCTTCAGTCCAAATGTCAAAATTCCAACCTTGTTCATCAGCATACGAAATTGCTGCGGCAGTCTTGGCCTGCTCAAGTTCGCCGTAGGTTCGCTTCAAAGGCTTAACTTCGATAAGTTCTACTCGCCCATCAACATAAACCACTTTAAGATCAATCAGGTAATTTGATTTATAATTTGTTCCTGGTTTGTAATATTCAATGGCTATGGGTTCATATTCATAAGTAGACACATTATCATCGGCATCAAGTATCATAAATGCTTTAAGTTCGTAACTGGATTTATACCAGATTTCTTTACCAAGTTTCTCGGAATAGTATTTTCCTCGGCGGTGATGCATCTTAGGCTCAAAACCATTTTTGTATTGTGCAAGAGTAGCCTTGCTCAGTTTCTCCTTGGTCTCGGGGAGAAGTCCGCCTTGGGCCTCCAACATCTTTTTGCGACCTTCGGAGATGTTGGCACGGTGAGTTTCATCATACGTTCTGCCCAACATTTTTTCGGACACAATTTGTTTGGTTTGTTCCGAATGATGCTTGCCAAGAAACCCAGTTGTACAATGATTTTCCAGGAGGTTTTTTGTGGCCCTATCAATTCCTTCAGGATTGTTTTTCATATAGTGACTAATTTTTTGTTTAAACTCTTCACTTCGTTCTATTCCTTTAAGTTTTGACCTTATTTTTTCTCGTTGCTCTTCAGAGATTTCTTTTCCTTTTTGAGCGCATGTGCCGCATACTTGTAAATAAGGCTCTTTCATTTCTCCATAATAGCAAGCAGATTTCATTTTTCTGGTTTTTTGGCAATCAGGACATTGAACACTTATTTCTTCATCAGATTGCCTTCTTCCTTGTCCTGCTTTATTCATGGGGTTGTTGTATTTCATATCACAATCGCGACAAATGAACTCCTTTCCGCCATGCTTGAGAATGTTGCGGCGTGCCGCCCCTCGGCCTATTGTTTTTTGTTTGTTTGTGTGTTGAGGATGATCGCAAAGTGGATCAACTTCAATTTTGTCTACATCTTTCAGATGACCGAATTTTTCGTCGAATTGCTCTAGATTCATTTGTAGTCTCCTTTTGTCTGTATCCTAATGTTTACATCGGCAAAAGTCAACATCAAATTTAGCAAATTCTGTCAGAATTTACTTCCTACCCTGTATAATTTCTTACTTGTAGGGTAAAAGAAAAAGCCCGCTTGTCATAAACAAGCGGGCTTTTGTTTCATTGCTATGCGGCAATTCTTAGATCACGAAGTTCGCAATCGAAAGTCTCGCATAAAACTTTGCCCCCTCCCTTAATAACTTTTTTCCATAACGGGTCAATATTCCCTTTCTTGGGCAAAAGCTCTCTGGATCGAGCACAACCGGGGTCTGGGTAAGCGGGACATACGGACAGTAGAAATATCCACTATCCATATAACTATCACCCTTATAACCCATCAAAATTTGACCGGTTGGGAAGAGCGGATCTTTATACAGTCTCCAACGGTTATTAACTGTTCCGACGTATTGGATACCCAGCGAGCTGGTGAATGTTTCCGAAGGAGCAGGTGCAAAACCGGCAGTAGCTGTTTCAAAGATTGAGGCTACTTCAGGGCTTGTTACCAGCCAGTTACACCCACCACGAAGGGTTTTACGGTGAACGACATTGGTAACTTCCACAACCTTAACATAGAGGGATTCATACTTTTCTTTGATTGTGTCACCAAGAGCGGTATTGAAGTCCCAGGAGGCAACTGTACCTGCGTTGTTACGAAGGTCAGTAAGAACCTCACGGTCGATTTCCAGGTTAATTTCTTGAGCGAGAACTGCTGTTAATTCAGCCTCAGCGTCCAGATTGTGTTGTGAACGAAGATCTTGTTGAGCTTCATAGGACCACACAGCCTTAAGCTTACGGGTTTTAGCAGCGATTTCTTCACTTTCGACAACCAGGTTAATTTCTGGGAGGTCTTGGTTGCATTCCATGTTGTACTCATAAGAGACAATAGCATGATTTGCACCAGGATCAGCATCCCAGGTGATTGTCATTTCACCTGTTGTATGATCGAGAGCAACGGCGTTGCCTGTGATCGTAACAGCAGGAGCACCGATAGCGGTAACGGTGGAAACACCATTTTCATCGATGACAAATGTATAAACCGCAGTTGCGCCATCATAGATCGTACCTGTCACGGTTCCAGCCAAAATTGGAGTATGCTCCAGTGGACTGAAGACCGAAACAAAGTCAGCATGTCCACCTGCATCCGTAGATGTGGTTTCGTTTTCGATCATTTGATGGGAGTAATAAATATTCAAATTGGCATCACCGCTTGCCAATTGTTGCAAGGAGTTTACATCATCGCCGGGAAAACCAGCGTTATTGGTTGCTCCTCTGACCGACCCCTTATCGGTGCTGTATCGGAACCGCATATTCAATTGCGGATAGATACGTCGCACCAGCGGGATACTAATTCGCTTAAATTGAGCGACATCGCCAGTGTCTGTTGAAGTTTCGTTGATTAAACGTTGGTTTTCTAGCAGAACAGCGGTGCAAGAACGGGTGTACTTGTCTTCGATATTCTCAAGCAAACCAGTTTCGGCCCAACGATTTTCCAGAACCTTGGCTTCATTTAGAAATTTTGCATTTGCTTGCATCGTTAATTTACCTCATTATTAGTTTAACTTATTGTTTTTTGGTTCCTGCGAGGACGGCCCACTCAGAGAGTTGGTCTTTACTCACATTTTCTACCAAAGTTTTGTCAGCTTCTTTAGTTTCTTTTACTTCAGAAGTTTGCCACTCGCCGATTACTTGTTCGCGAGCAACATCGGCTGACTCGCCTCTGCCCGTTGCTTGCTTTGCTCTTTCTTGCCTTGCTTTCTTGTCATTTGACGACTCATTGATAACATGTTGTGCTTGACGAACAGTCTCATTGAGTTTGTCATTATCGCCACTTAGGCGAATATTACGGGCTTCAAGAATTCTGACCTGACTTTTAAGGTCTTCGATCTTATCATCCGCTTCTTGTAGTTTGCTTGAGCAAACCGTGTTATAGTCCTCATCGGACAGATAATCAGTTACATTTTCGACGATTTTATCAAGTGTAACTTTATGTTCAGCCATGCGTGGATCATTAATAACATCGCGACGAGCTTGTTCATAGATTTCTTGTCCCTTAAATTCAAGGAACTCATGAATCTTATCGACCATATACTCTCGCATTTCCTTTAGCTTTTCGTTGAATTGCTCATACATCTCGACTTCGAGTTTTTCGTTCTTTTGCTTTTCAGCCAAAAGCATTTGGTATGCTTCTTCGTAACCCTCGTTTTGGGCAGCTTCAGCTTCCGCCCGTTGCATCTCCAAGCGGTTGCGAAGTTCTTGAATGATCGCACGGGCTTCTGCATAGCCCTGATAACCAGTCTCTTCGGCCTGCTTTAGTTCGGTGTGGAGTTCTTCATAAGCTTCTTCAAGTTTTTTGCTGTATTCAGCATCCATTTGTTTTTTAGCTTCTTGGAGTTCCGCCTTAATTGCTTCAGTGACCTCAGAAAGCTGATCTTCAGGAAGCAACTTTGTTAGTGCTTCAACAATCTTATCCATTAGTTAACCTCGCTTTAATTTCATTGGCCTGTTTGTGAACAATACCTTCTAAGCAAGCCAGGACTAGTTCTTTGTTGTTAATCCTATTTATGCTGCTAAATACATTTTTACCAACATTATCTTGCTTTTCTGGCATTGGAAGTGTTTCGGCGCTTTCACGCCGCGAGACAAATTTCTCTTGGAAGGCTGCATTAGTGCTTGGATCAGCAACGGCATCGAAGGTAATTAGTTTATACGATTCGCCAATAACCAGAATGCCCTCTTCATTAACCTTCCCATTTCCGACCCCTCGGCTACTAATTCCTACTCGCACACCATCATTAAGTAGTGATCTAAGAATTTTGCCACTGGGTGTATTTAGAATGAAACCTTCGCCCATTAAGACTTTTCCTTCCCACCAGAGTCTGGTGATTTTATGGGAAGCCTCTTGGAAATGGATGATGGAATCAGTAGGATGGTCCAATTCGCCTACTAAACCGCCTTTTTCAAGTGATTCAGTAAGTCTTTTAACATTACTATCAAGAATATTAAAAGGATACATCCGTTTATTTTTATTGACAGCTTCGGCTTCTTGGAATTTTCCTTTGAATTTAACGCTCTCTCCGAGGAGATTGCTCCCCTCGTTAATAACCATTTCATTCAGAATTCCACCAAAGGTTCCTCCAAGAATCAGTTCTNNNATCATGTTCCAAAAGAATCATTTGCATCCTCCTTTTATTGGTCTACAACTAAATCTGGTTCTCGTCCTTTATTCATTTTGTCAGTCTGAGGAGTTTCAGCCTGTGGGACGTATGGATTTTGAAGCGCGGGCCAAGTATCTTGTCCACCCCAGTGAGCAAGTTGACCACTATCAGCATCTACATGCTTCTCACCTTTGATTTTGTAATCACCGAACGGTGAAGGAACATAAGGGTTCCTTAAAGATGGAAAGGTATTTCCGCCACCGGCTTCATTACCCCAAGCACGATTTCTCATCGTGTCTGCTTCACCACCCTTATAGCTTGCGCCATCACTAGCAGGCGCTACATCGCCCCAATTTCCAGATGAATCAGAGGCAGGTGTATAACCCTTTCTGGCTTTTTCGGCCATTGCGGGATGATCGCCACTTAAGGTGATATGTGGTGTATTACTTACATTCCAATTTTGGGTTTCCAAGTTGGATTCAACGATTGTCCATAACCATTCAGCGGCATCTTCGGCCACTTCTAGCTTGGGTTCTGCTTCTTGCTGAATAATCGGCAACAAGGATTCCAGGTAACTGGCAGATTCCGAACGAACAACATTGTTTTGTTCTTCTACTGCTAATTCATGGATATGACGAATGGCTTCATAGAGATCTACATAGACCTGCATTTCCACTCGATTATTTTCATCTAAAGAAACATAAAATTTATCAACAACATCTTTGAATTCAAGATAAGGATCTTCAGACTTTTCGTTTACGGGGGCACCAGCAAGTTTCATAATCTTAGCTGTACGATCTACGTAAGTCTTATAGGCTGTACGCAGGATGCCTTCGGCCATAAATTCACAAGTTTGATCATCCCAATTTGTGGCACCAGCAGTTTCAAGGGCCACCTTGATATGTTCGGCCAGTTCATTCTGTGTAAGATAAAGAACATTTGGCCACTTACTAACAATGTTCTCAAGAGCTTCTTCGAGAGCATTGTCTTCGGACAGGTTGTTGTGTCGTTTGAGTTCTGCTATTGCTCTGCAGAAATTCACATCTTCTGAGACCGTCTTACCACTAGCCCTTTTAACTACAACATCGGTATTAAGAGTTTTCCAGTCAAATGCGAGTAACTTGGCTTCATTACGAACTTTAAGAGTTGGAACATGGGCACCTATAATATTGCCTTTTTGATCCTTTTTAGTAGTTGTAATGTCCAAAGATGGACCATATTCTTTGTAATTAAGATAGTCCACGACATTTTCTACCAACACAGCCCATTCACTCAATGTTTTCTTCATCCGCTCACGGTTAGAAACTTGAAGAATTTTACTGGGTTGTACTTTGGATTCATTAATTCGCCTTCTGGAAGGTTTACACTGCTCAAATTTTTCTTTCTTCTTTCTCGAAACCTTAGATTCTGAGAAAATGCGTCGCGTACGCGGGAGAAATAAAAATTCTTTAAAGAGAGTGTCGGCCCGATCTGTAGTTTTTTCTTCGAGAAGAGCGTCAAGCATTCCAGAAACAACTTCTCTTTGCTTTGTTCGCTCTGTTTCCTCGTTGATAACTAGTTCTTCGACATTATCAAAATCAATATAACCGTTTTTCATTTGATAATTGGCACTTACAAAGTGTCCGTCTGTCGATTCATACAACACATTCTCAGGCCCGTAGCAACGGAGTCTCAAGTTTTCTGCTTGCAGAGCCTTAGCTAGAACCGGTGCTGCTTCTACTAGTTCTTCTTGGGCCTTAGTAAGTGAGCCTCTCTCGATTTGTTCAAAAACATTGAAGTTAATGAGTCTTCTCTTCATGATCACTCCTATACTACAGGCTTAATTGACACCTAATTGGTGTATATATAGTTTTAATTGATAAAAACTTCACAAAGCAATCCTACATATACAGAGAATTGCTACTAATATAGTATGCTGCAGACGACAAAAACCACAGAGTTTATCAATGAAATCATTTAAAAAATATTTGAAATTAAGAGAATCTGATAATATTGGCGATCCATCTGCAAGCCCTGATGAGCATGATGAAACCCTAAAAAGAATTATTAAAATGGCATGGGATCGTTACGAACCCGAAACAAAAGACTTCTTTGGACAACTTGCCAATAAAGACCCAGATATTAAAGAACAATTTGAAAAATTAGACAAATCTCCAGAAATTACTAAGGCCGACCGCCTTGGACAATCAGAAAGAAGGGCGGGAAATGGAGAAGTTATTGTTCCTTCATTGGCAGATACCAGCATAGAAGAGGAATAATTAAGCTATTAAAGCATCATCCACTGTTTCGGCAGCAGCATTGTTGCTCGGCAATTGCAAACCCAAGGCTCGCATATTAAAAATTCTATCAAACCAAGTTTGAAATTCTCCTGCTCTATCATTTGTAACAGTGAGGGTGAACCTATCATTTACGGCAAATAAAGACGACCCTTCATGCATGCCAACACATGGTCCTCCGTCATATAATTCAGTCATTGCTCCTATCGATAAATTGTCTATATAAACTTCTCTTCCTGCCGTAATCGCTGTTGAAAGTCGAAGCCTTAATCTATAGGTGTTTGGAAGTCTTCTTGGAGTAATAAAAGTTCCACTATAGGCTACATAAGAATTTGTTATACCAGTTAAATCAATCGTGAATGTATTGCTAGTTCCTGAATCATCGGTCATTACAGAAGAATTAGTGTCATCATACAAATCTACTACCAAAGCGCCATCACCAGGAGGAGTGCCATCATGGCGAACCCATAAACAAACACTATACCTAGTTATAGGACTTAAAATATTAGATGTGTACGAATCATTGTCAAATGTTTGAGCCAACTGAGTTAAATTAGCACCATCCCCAATGAGTTTTAAGGCACTGCTTCCTGTATAAGCAGTTGCTACTTCTGCCACATGAGTAGTTTCTGTACCTACAACTATTTCCCAATTATCAGGTATATCTGCTACTGTAAATGTTTCAAAATCCGAGTTTTCTAATAAATTACCGGGAATAATTGTTGTAAAAGTTCCTATACAACCCGATCCTCCTGGAAATTCTGGTGATAAACCATCAATAAATTCTCTTCCGCGATGTGTAAATGTAGTTGTTGTGTCATCCGCGTCAGATGTGGTGCATTGAATTAAAATGTTTTCGGCAAAACAATTTTCTAAGGCAATGCCATTAGCATTTTTAGTTGTAATAACTAATTCTCCATTGCCAATGTTACTAGCGCCAGTGCTGCTCGATGATCCAACTGTTGAAGCATCAACCGATTCAGAATTTTCTGTCATCTGAGTAATAATTTCATTTAAACCACAATCTATATCAGTACAACCTAAACCAACATCATCGTTTACCATTCTGATAACTGTTTCCCAACAAATTAACCTTAATGATACAGACAAATTTATTGCCGCTATTTTTATTTCATCTTTAAGGTATGTAGAACCGTCCATTAAATCGTCCAAATCATCGGTTTGATACAATGTTAATAGAGAATTTATGTTGGTTGGCAACGTTGTTCCTACATAAGTGTTTAAATTTTGAAGAACGATAATTTGTTTGCCAATATAATTAAAAAGACCAGTTCCGCCAGTTAGTGCTACTGTCATTTATTTTCCTTTTTAAATGTCATGTAAATATATATTGATACTATGTCAGATTATAATTCAAAGACACTTGCAATTACTATTACAAGAAGCGATGTTATTCCATTAAATTCTGGATATCCTGGATTTGTTTTATCTATGATTTTTTCAGACCCATATTTGGAATACGATAAGACTTATAGAATTGCAGGTTATGATTTAATAAAGATTGATAATACAGGAGCAGAAATAATATCTTTAAGTAAATTATTGGCTCGTTTAAGAATAATGTTATCAGGAATAATACGCGATGATACTATTACGCCAGTTGCTTCTTATACAAAAAATTCTTCAAACAAAATTACTTCTGCAACAATTAGGATAACATACGAAGCAATAAATTATGGTTCAACCAAATTTAGAATAGTTAATGTTCCAGATTTGTTATTAAGTGCTTCTATTACATAAAGGAGTTAGAATGGCCGTGGTTCCAAGTGTGATTAGGGTTAAATTTATAAGTGGTCGTGGTCGTGGTAGTGGTAGTGGTAGTGGTAGTGGTAGTGGTAGTGGTAGTGGTAGTGGTAGTGGTAGTGGTAGTAGTAGTGGTAGTGGTGGTTTGTTGGCAATTCAAGGCATAACACAAGGTGATTGTCCATTTAGAATTCAAAATAATTCTATAATTAAAATTAAAGTCGGATCAGTATCAATTCTCCTTAGCATGGCAAATACCGGTGGCTCTTCGCGTGCGTTTGCTTTACATGAACGATATAGTCTGCCTATTGGCGATGTACAAATATCAGCAATCTTTCAGCCAGGGAGGAGTTCGGCCTTGGTCTATCGCATGAAAGTACAGGGTGCGCTGACAGGTTGTGGTTCTTATTACGAATGCGAACTTAGCGCAACAAATACGACTTATGTTTACCTTACCGCGACAAATTACGCATTTATTTGCGGAGAATATTAATTTACTGTCTTTCTCCCCAAATGCTGTAAATACTTATTGCCCTTATTGCTTCAGGTGGCATTTCTTCTGAGTGAATGAGCCATTGATCTCTTCCTCTACCGCCACATTCACGACTTATTTCTTGTTTAAGAAACCAATCTTTATCCACAATCAATCGTAATACTACCGATGGATTATCTTCTGGCAGTCCTCTGTTTTGGCTTGACTTCATAGAGGCATAAGTTCCTGCGGCACTAGGGGTTGTGCATATTCCCACATATCCCATATCATCTTTCGTAATTTTTCTTTGTTCAAGTATTTTTTTGGCATTTACCATATTGGTGCCATGATAAAGGAGGTAATGTCCATCGGGGAGAATTTCAGGAGGTGTGTCTCCCGCATGGGGATCATCACCTGTCCCCTGACGGTTGGGCCATTCACAAGGCCATTGAACTTTTTTATTTTCATACCACTTTTTAAAGCTCATAATTTAATATTCATCAAATTTCCATACTAAAATCAATATCTTCAGCATCTGCTTCACGACTATAATCTTCAATATCGAGATCATATCGTTTTACATCTTCTCTACTGGGTTCAGATAAAGGAGTTGTTTTGCCTGTTGCGGGCGGCTGTCTCCCTTGTTCGCTACCACCTGGGATTTCTCCACCAAGCGGTTGTTCCCCTAATTGCTCTCCACCAGGCGGTTGTTCATTTCCTAATTCTGGGCTTGGACCTCCTGGTTCAGCGCCCATTTCCTCTTCCCCTGTAGGTTGTCCGGGCACTCCCACGCCAAGAAGTTGTGGGTTTTGGCCAATAATTTGCAATTTAAGTTCTTCGAGTTTTTGAATCTTATTACGAGCCTCAATTCAATCCTGTAATCCATTGAATTCGTTGATTTATGACTTCTGCTTCGCTCAATTCCTTCCAAGCGGAGGGTGGTGTCATTTCTATCTTAAGGTCTTCGTATTCTTCTTCGGGAAAGCCCCTCATTTCCAAATGTCTTTCTGCTATTTCCATTATTCCATCAACGAAATGTCCTTGAATTCGTTCTATCATACGAGCAAATTTTATGTCTTGGGCAGAAAGAGTAATTCTTGTTTGTCCAGGGTCTTCATTGTTAAAATAATTGCGAGGAAAGTTTAAAGCGGAAAATAATTTGTTTCTGAAGTAAAGGGCATCATCTATTTCACCTAAATTTGAATTTTTTGTAAAAACACCACAATCTAAGGCAAATGTGTGGAATCCATGCAGTTTATTTTGCCCATCAATTGTAATTGTTCCCACATCTTTTTTCTTTTTTAATATTTCAATAGAAACAATTCGATGATTGTACAATTTTTTATTGTATCGATTAAAATCTACATGGTGTATTACATTTTGATTTTTATTTTCTTCGAAAAAATCAGCAACTAATCTGTGAGTAAATTTCCATTGTTTGCAAGAAACATCATAAATTTGTTCATAAGTATTTTTATGACTGGGCTTTATTTTTTCTCTTCTTCTGTTGAAGGGAATTAAGCGGTCACCAACTTTTAAGTCCTTAGTTTCTACATATCCTCTTTCCAAAATTGGAAATTTATGATCTGGTGTAACTTCCACATATTTTCCATTATCCAAAGTAATTCGGACTATTTCTGAATTTTTTCTAGTTACACCCGCCCAAGTAATATTTCCAGGAACGATCTCTCCGGTAGCGGGGTTGCAGCTGTAAGCCCATAAAATTTCGCCATTTTCGAACTTTTCAATTATCTCATTAAGGCTATTTGTGTTTCCATCCAATAAAGGAATTTTTGTATCAAGTGTTAAACAAGCACCAGGAAGTGTTTCAATTCTTGTATTTGCATTTGGGCGAATTGGCAACCAGTAATCTTCGTCTTGTGCGGGAGCGTGCCATCGTTCTTCGACGGCATTAGCACCAGTGCCGCCTCCTCTTGTTGTGGCGACTTTCTTTTTACGGAATTGGTCTTTTAATCTTTCTATGAAAGCTTCTGCTTTGAACGGTGGCAATTGACCAACATCAATATAAAATACTCTGCGTTCAGGGGCTCGTGTAAGACGGTACACCAGCATTGCATCTTCCATTAATCTTAATTGATGAGCAGGCCCTCTTGCTGGTTCAATTAGTGATTGCCCGTAAGGATAGAAGGTTCGTCTATCATCACCAAGGCGAAAATGTACTAATTGATAGGGTGAAAAACGTATGGCAGTAGATTGTTGCAAGTCTGCTTCTGTAGATTTAGTAATTTCTGACCTAGTTAAAGCGTGCCAATCTGGGCCTTCTTTTGATTGTTGAAATTCAACCAATCGACATTTTGTTGTTTCAATTCGGTACACACTGTCGGGTGGCAAATCTTGAATTTTTAGAACTCCATCAGAAGGTTTTTCTGGATTGGTAATAAGTTCATAAAAACCATCTCCAAAAATACAGAGCCGTTTTATCATATTCCATGCTCTGCGATCTATATTGATCATTTTTCGGTTGAATAAAACGAATTCTAATTCATCAACCACTTCACTGTTATTACAATGAATTTTCAAGACATGATTATTGTCACCCCTTTGGCAATTATGTAAAACAACCGCATCAGTACAAAAGTTTTCATGTCCTTTTACTGACAAGTCATAAACATTTCGAAGTTCATAAGACATAACAGTTAATACTTTACGAACTTTTCTTCTTTTTCCCAACCACTTTAATTCATTGACCGTAAATCCTTCTTTTCTAATTCTGCTGTCTATAGTTCTGTAATTACGATTTACTATTTGTGTTACTTGACGAGTAGGAAGTCCATCGGCAATTAATCTGGATATTTTGTTTAATTCTTGATAATATTTTTCTGTATAACCAAGTTTCCAATCATTTATCATTTGTCGTTCGTGTTTCCAACCATCTTTATGAGTATAGATTCTTGGAAATTGTCCAACACTTAAGTCATTGAATATTTTATTAGGCGGCAGACGATAAAATGCCATAAGTTCATCACCGTCTTTCAAATCCCCAGCGTGTTTCCATGAACCATCTGCCAGAAGGGCACGGTGATCTGGTGTTACAATCAATGAAGTTCCGTCATCGAGTCCTACTCTAATAGTTTTTGCTTGTTTCACCAGTCTTACATCGTATGCCCATCCAAAACTATAATCCTCTTTATCAAAATCATAACAATAAACTAGAAATGGTTTTTTATCTTTTTCCCAACGTTTTTTTAGCCAATTAATAGGGCGAAATCCATCAAAAAGTGTTGCAACATTCGTATGTCCTGCTACACAGGATTCATCGGCGATAACGGTCATTGCCATTTCAATTTCAGCAACATTTCTAAGTCTTTCATATTCTCGATAACGAGAAACCCGATTGACTACGCTTTGAAGATCAACAAATTCATTACTGGCATGGAGTCTAACTTGTCCTTGTGAGCCACCTCCCCATGCTTCTCCGCGCAGGTCAGGAATACCTTCGGGAATACCAATTCCTGCTCCCGACATTCCTCGTAGTCTTTGTTTTTGTTTTTCTAATGGACCTTTTTCAAATGTAAATGTCCAAAGTTTATAAAAATCCCACCAAGCCATTATTTTCCTCACATTGGGTTTTTTCTAGTTGCTGTAACTATTTAGGTTTTTCATTCTATAATAATTTAGCATGAAAAAAGTAGTTTTTATTGTTAGTCATTTAGGTTCTGGTTCTGATGAGTTAGTACGTGTATTAAACGAGAATCCTCGTGTCATTATTCATCAAAGCGAACAAGTTTATAGTCACCCTGATGATTTAGATTGGTTATTTTCTCAGGGACACAAATTGGACAATGCAGCAGCCATATATGGACATCATTTACTTCAGAATATGTTTCTAACTTCTGAATCTTTTTATAATATATGCAAGTTCATTTATGTGATTCGTCCTGCCAAGCCATCACTTAATATTATTTTAAACAAATATACACCTTTAACAGCTTCCAGATATTATTGTTTTCGTTTGCGAAGAATATGTGAGATGGCGAAACGAACACCAGGAGCAGTATTTTTAACTTGGCAGAACTTAGCAGATAACAAATTTCAACCTATTATAGAAAATTATCTAAATTTAAAAGACCCACTTTCTCAAGGGAATTTCACAGAAAACTCCAAAGATGAAGTTCATTTGGGCATCATTGAGCAAGCGCAAACATCTTACGAACGATATTATTACTATTTAATACAACAAAATCTTCAATCTGTCAATAAATCATTTTCAGATTGATGATTCATAGAATCTATTTTTGCTTGTTCAGCGGCAATCAATTCATCAATTCTTCTTAAATAATCTATTTTTTGTTGATCATTCAGGTTAGGAGGCACTAATTTTCCGCTTTTCAAATCTAATTCCCATTTATCTCGTGGTGTTAACTGAGATTCTCGTTTTGCTCGTTTATTTTCAATTTTTTGAAGTTCAGACAATGCTCTTGTCATGTGATATCGCACTTCTCTTAGCGAGAAGTTTTGTGGCATTGCCCGAAGGGCTTGTTCAAGTAATTGTTTTGATCTTTCAGTTTTCATGGTTACCATCCAAATTCACGAAGCAAGGCATCATTTTTTCTCTTTGGTATATTAAAGGTCGGCAGAAGTAATTCTTCAGATGATTCTACAGAAATTGGATCATAATTATCTTCTGACAACCAATCTTCTGGTCGTCCTTCAAGAATTTCTCGTTTAATTTCTTCATAAGTATCGCTCTTGAAGACTTTGACCATTTCATCTGGTATTTCAGACCCCACAGGAATTCCTCGCATTCGTTCATCACGGATGAACAGCCCAATAGCCATTGCCATGATGGCGTCATCGTGTTTGCCTTTTTCAGCTTCTGCTCGTCGTTTTTGTCGGCTCCAAATAAATGTGGATAATTCCTGAACAAATCTACGACTGTTAATGCGTAAAGTGCCATTTACCAATCGATGTTGTAAGGCTTCTAAATATACACCTCGGTTAGCGGGTCCAATTTTTACACCAGGACTAGTGGCTTTTTTTCTTTGTTCAAAATATAGGTTTTCATAAGCCAAGTCATTTTGCAAGTTACTTAAAACCGCGCCACCAACCGTATTTGATTCAACAACCACCGTTGCCACATTATAATAAATGGCAATCTGGTTAATAATTTGTGCATAAATATGAGGTGGGATAATATTACTATAAAATTCTGCCACTTGTTCTAAAGTGGCAACATCTATAATTTGAAAACAAGAATTATCACCACCTTCGACACCTTCAGCACTATCCACAGCAACAATATATTCATGCCCATCTGCTGGTTCTTTCCATATCCATAAGGCTCCTCTTTCCCAATCGGCTTTACGAGAACTTTCTTTTCCTTTATTTTCATATTTTTCAAAAGCTGTACGTATCGGAGCATTATTTCTCGTGAACCGATCTAATTGTCCGATTATTCGTGTGGGAATATATGTTTCGCCCGATCCAAGAAAGTCACGCAAAATTTCTTGTTGCCAAGCCTTTTCCGACATGTTAGCTTTGGTCTTCTTCGCCCACTCAGGATTAGCATAAATTGGATGTTCCCAGTAATCCAAATCAATGATTTTGAAAAAATTCCTTCCAGATTCGGCTTCCTTGTAGGTGTCGTAATACCAATTGCCAATTCCGTTAACCGTAGAGATCACAGCGATGTTCCCGCCAGTAGAAATGACAGGATACATGGCCTTATAGTGTTCATACATGTCGGGAATAAACGCCGCTTCGTCAATAATTAGCAAGGTTGCTGATTTACCACGAGCAGCCTCAGGAGTATAAAACGAAATTTTAGAACCAGTATCTCCAAATTTCTTTTCATGTTTGCTGATGTCAGCCTGCGCCTGGTCATACATCCAAGATGGGAAATTATCCATCGCCTTTTTGGCGATGTCTCCCGCCGCCAATGCTTCACGGTCGGTTTTCGATAAAACATAAATTTGTTGGTCTTGTTGAAAAAGACATCTCCACAATCCCCAAAGAACCGCTACTGTGGTTAATCCACCTTGACGGAACTTACTTAACATATTCCAACCATGTTCGGTAAATCTATTAATTACCTTTCTTTGGTATTTGTATAAAACAAACGGAATTGTTCCATGTACAGGGTGTAAAATTTTTACATATCTGTGCGACCAATAAAAGAAATCATTAGTACATTTTATAAGTTCTTTTATTTGTTGCTCAGGTGAAAAATTTTCCTGATCTTCTATTTTTTCACCGATAGGGATATCAAGTTCGAATTTTGTAAATTCGTAAAAATGAGAATAAACATTTTTGAATTCATCATCCTCAGATAATTCACGAACTGTAGAAAATCGTCTTCCCTTCGATCTAGGAGGTGGGTTATAATAATCCTCAAATCGAATAGTGGGATATACTAAATTGCTCGGTCTTTTTGGTTTTGATTGTTCCTCAAATATTTGTGATTGTTCCATTAAACTCTCCTTTCTAATTGCCTTACTATATATTGCAGCAGTTAGTAATTAATAAACGGTTCACATGGATAAAAATGAAAAAAAAGATTTTATCAGTCCAGCAACCACGCCCATCATAATTTGGATATTGAAGAGTGTTGGCAGATCAATTTTAGGTTGGATTACTTGGACTATTTTAGAACGAATCCGTGGCAAAAAAAGTGACGTTGACAAAGAAAAAAAATAATAGTACATTAAAGACATTAAAAGATCAGTAGGCATAAAGTAAGATGAAACAGATCAAATTAGAATATGTTCTTATTGTCCTCGCTGTTGTCGGGGGAATGTTTTTAATTGCTGAAATTTCTAGGGAAAAGCCACAAGAAATACATTGGCAACAACCATATCAGCAACCAATTACGCCAGACAATCCACCAACTAAAACCTATGAAGATGCAATTAATTCTATAACAACTGAGGAATGTAGATCACATGTCTATAAGTTAGCATCACAAGAATGGGGAGGACGAGTTCCTGGCACACAAGGAAATAAATATGCCGCTGACTGGATTAAAGCAATGTTTGAAGATTGTGGATGTAAAACACAATTACAATACATCCCTTGGCCAGATTCTAAACCATATCCCCCACCAAATATTATCGGTTGGATAGATGGAACAACTCATAAAAATGAAATTGTAGTTGTTGGGGCACACATGGATCATGTAAAATCCCGCAGGGGCATTTGTCCAGGAGCAGATGACAACGCCAGTGGAACTTCGGCTATTATTGAAATCGCACAAGCATTTTCTATGTTGCCACCATCAAAAAAAACAGTGGTTTTTATAGCTTTTAATTGCGAAGAAATGGGATTAATTGGTAGCAAATTATATTGTAATAATCCAATATTTCCGCAAGAACAACCCAATATTAAAAATCATGTTTTTATGTTAAATTTTGACATGATTGGTTACCTAAATTCTTCTGAAGAAAAACAAGTAAAATATACTGAAAGTTCGCCAAACATAAAGAGATATGTTCAACAATTAAAAAATAAATATCCGTTTGTTAATTCAATTCTTAAGGTTGGAACAGGCGGAGGTTCAGACCATCAATCATTTAAAAATAAAGGTGTGCCTGTTGCTTGGTGTTTTACAGGGATACATTCCGCCTATCACACACCACAAGACACCCCACAAAGAATTGACCAATTAGGATCGTATAAAGGCATTCGTGATATTGCTCGCCTTGGCTTTGAATTGGTATATAAAATTGCCAATGATACTGCACAACCAGTATGGTTCTGGGATGGGGAGGAAATATTACCGCAATACGATCATGATGACCATCGAACCCCATTTCCTATCCAAAATACAGGTATAGGAGAAGCATATAGGAGTAATATTTATGACCCCTAATCAACTTAGCTCTTTAATTCCGCATGATGACCTTCAATGGAATGAAACTGAAAAAAGATATGCTGCCCTTTCTGATGATGAAATCTGTAAAATATTAGAAACTTGCCTAACGGGTAATATAGACTCAGAAGAATCTTGTATAAGTGTTGTCCGTTGGGCAGAACACGTCCGCAGCGCAAACCACCTTCTTAATGGAGTTTTAAATGATCGTCTTGGAATTAGTATGTTAGAAGGCATGGAAGAACCTGCATTTTGGAATAAAGAAAAGAAGAAGAAGAAGAAGAAGAAGAAGAAGAAAACTAGTCTTGTAAAAAATCGGTTTTTTTGTTAAATTCTAAGAAAGAAAGAAAGAAAGGAGAGATTAGACATGTCTAGTTCTTATGTTTACTCATTGGTTAAAAATCAACCTGTAGCGAGATTTTTTTACCGAGGAAAACACACCCATCCTGTTCGACGAACTGTGTTGATCGTCGAAAACAATGGAAAAACCTTTACCGGATATGAACTCCGTGAAGGATCGATAGTTCGCAATACCCTTGATAAGGCTCCAATTAAGAGCTTTAGAAAAGACAGAATTGCCACTATTGGACAAATTGATAGGCGTCGTAAGCTTCGTAAAGATACGCCCTCATCAAGACAAGATCAAACAACTTTCAACAGGAGTGGTTTAACATCCCTGGTTACTGAAGGTATTTGATTTTCACAAAACAAAAAAGCCCTCCCCCGCTTGCGGGGGAGGGCTTTTTTTTGTGCAATACTATATTAAGTTGAATATCTATATAGGGTATAGCAAATTAGACCAACGAGGAATTTAAACAATGACTTGGTTCATGAATCCATTTCCTACTGATTATTGGGGTGTTTGGGTAATTGATGATCGTGCTCATCACCCAACTTTTGTTTGTCCTGCGAATTCAGGGCGGGCGGACAATCTTATATGTGCTTGGGGGGAGCCAACGGGCAATCCTTCTGCATACGATTTATCTGGCAACGACGGTGACGGCAATTCTACAGCGGTTTTGACTTTACAATATGCCTTGGATTCTTCCCACAGGCAATGGATACAATATGCGATTGACATAACCGACGACACAAATCTTGATTACACAATTGCCGCTAACGCGGTGCGTCCCTATCAAATTGTTGATGTTTTGAATGCTGACACTTTTTTCTCTACTTATTTTGAAGCAAGTTTAGGCAGATTTTTGGAAAACGCACATCCCAGAGACAGGGTATTAATTAAGCAAAAACTTCCTGTACCTCGAATGAAATTTTTTGTTGTGAAGGGTCGGGCGGAAACGGTTTTACGGTTTAATGCTCGTGCAGGCGTATCGGAATGTCCGACATATTTTCGTCGTCATACGGTATTCAATAGTCCAACGCCTGGATCAACAGTAAATCCATTCACGGTGGATGTAAGCACAGGTGGGCTTGCTTTTTCAGATTGTGTCAATCAATTGATTGAGTTAGATCCTGCTGCTGGTGGTGGATCGTGTGCTGTGGACAACGACATTATTTCTCTTGCGGTTGACGAGAAGGGCAACAGCAAGAATTACGACAATACAACGATTCAAGAAGATTGGCAATTAGTAAATGGTTTATCTTCTACATTTACCTTTACAAGTAATTTAATTGCTGGCGGCAGTGCCAATCCTGTTGTAGAAACGATTGAAACATTACAATATCCTTCTGGTGCGACAGCTGGTGATTTAGCCAAAAAAACCATCACAGAATACGATGCTGCGGGAGACGTTGTAAATGAATATATAATTCCTTATACCTTATTAGAAGCTGATTTAATAGTGCCGCCGTAATTTTTCTTAAGGAACATATATAAGGTAGGAATATTCCAAATCCAGGAGTGTGTTATGACAGAAGACCGTGAAAAGATCAGGCTAGAAGATGGTCGTCATGCGGAACGTGTGATTAAATCTCTTTCTGATGGGTCTCAAATTATTGAAACTTGGGTTGAGCCCAAAAGAAAGCTCCATTTAGCTCAAAGACAGGTAATACGAAGTCGTCCTTGTGTTTATGAAAGAGAGACGGAAGTTCTTGACGAAGAAACGGGCGAAATTTTGAAAAAAGAAGTTGAAGATATGGGCGAACCAAAAGTACAGGTCAGAGAGCAGATCGTTTCTAGTTTATCGATGCCAGAAGAGCAAGATTCAGGTTTTGTTTCTCGGGAAGAGTTACGTGAGGACATAAAATCTGCAATGCTTGTTTTTGCTGAGAAGATGAGAGACAAAGACGTTCAGAATGGCGAGGACGAGTATGAATATGAATATGAATATGAGGATGAACCTGTTTCTATGCAGAGTGTTGTTGAAGAAAGATTGGAAGAGAAAAAACCTGTTTCTTCATTAAGTTATTTTCTTGTTGCTCTTGTAGCAGTTGAGGTATCCGCATTAGCATACATCTTATTCGTACTTTAATTCGTGATGGAGTAAAAATAAGATTACATAATTTTCCTTTGAAAGGAAAATTAACATCTGAACCTATAGTAAAACATTATCGACGTAATTTCTACGAGATGCAAAGGCCCGCAAACACGGGCCTTTCTTTAAAGTCCCCATCGCAAACGGAATTTTTCCCACCAAGATAATTTTTCTAGCTCTTTTGTTTTGTTATATTCTTGTTCGTTTACAATCTGTTTTTTAACTTTTTTCTCCTTTGCAATCAGGAATAATTTTTCTATCCAATTTTCCCACTCTTTTAATGGAGCATATCCCTTTAATTCCCCTCTTACTTCTCTGAAAACCTCGTAGCCTTTATAGTGACAAGTTAGTGTATTATTGTGCTTCATATATTGTATTTCTAAATGCATTCCACGGTTTAAACCACTAAAAATCCATCCTACTATAAATTGGTTAATGTATTGCATATCTGGATTTTTCATCCATGGGCCATAAATGGGATCATCTTCGTAGTTACCTGGCATCATCAAAAGATCTTCATCTCTATCAATATGCATTGGAATTTTATCACGCAATTCTTGAGAATTATAAACATCTTCAAAATCTTGATCTGTGTAAATACCACTTTGATGAATAATTGGTTCACCTAAATTTTTCAAAATAACGGACAGTTTTCCGTCTTTTCCATTTAATCCTTTCTTTGTTGCCTCAACAAGTCGTTGTTCGCCAACTTCTTTTTCATATTGTTCAGGAGATTTAGCCATCTATCAATTTTCCTAACCAAGTTGTACAATGAGGACAGCGTTCACATTGCCAATGAATAATACTTTGGCAAAAAGTACATTTTTTAGTTTCAATACATTTTATTTTTGGAGCACTTTTCCAAAATGGTCGCAATAATTTTACATATAGCACATAAAGAACTAAAGCAATTAAAAAAAAGTCAACAAATGCCCCGCAAAATTTTCCAAGTTCTAATGTCAACCCCTCAAAAGGCGTCCAGGTGATTTCTCGCCAATTGTCACCAGTTTTATCAAGTCCAAAGGTTATTATTGGCATAATAATATTTTCAGAAATTGATTTTACTACGGAATTAAAAGATGCACCTAATATAAAGGCAATGGCCATTTGAATCATGTGTCCTTTGAATGCAAATTTTTTGAATTCTTCTATTTCATTTTTGCCAACTAATCCCTCGATTTCTTTTTCTAATTCTTTTTTAATTTGTTGCGCTATCTCGCCAACCATATTATTACTCCTATATAGATTAGATTAAACAAGGAGTAAAAATGTGGTTTATTGACAAAATTAGAGAATATTTTAAGCAAGATTTAAGCAGACCGTATGAACCCATTGTTTCTTTAGGGGAAGGAAAATTTGATTACTTAATCAACGATCCAACTACGCCAGAGTTAAGAACAAAGATCACGCCTCCTAAAACTGATTTAGATTTTAGAGTTTTAGGATTTACGGGCAAACCTGGTAATGAATTGTCTGATAACTCCTACATTACTATATCTAATGGCATATATGTTACTCAAAAAGCAGGTCGTCCCATTCCAAATTGGGCCTCAAAAAAACCTTTGAATGTTTTGCCTAAAGCACAGCAAGGTCTTAATGCTTACTATGATCGACAAAATTTAGTTTTCTTTTTTGGACAAGACCCTAAAACTAAAAAAATAATCTATACCGCAAATTCTTCAGACATTGTGGCACATGAACTAGGACATGCTCTTTTAGATGCGCAAAGACCTGATTTTTGGAATACACAAGCACCAGAAATTTGGGCGTTTCACGAGGCGTATGCTGATATTACGGCAATTTGCCATCTTATGCAATATGATGAAGTCCTAGAATATGCCCTGAAAGAAACAGAAGGCGATTTAAGAAAATCCAACGTCATTTCACGTTTAGCAGAAGAAATGGGGAATGCAATTTATCATTTGACAGGAGGACATGACGGTCGAAAGCCAGGAGCATTAAGAGATGCTGTAAACAATTTTTTGTACGCTCCACCCAACAAACTTCCTAAAAATGCTCCCGAAAACAAATTATCTTCAGAATGTCACAGCTATGGCAGAGTCTTTCTAGGAACTTGGTACTCTATCTTAGTTGAACTTTATGAATATGAAAAAGGAGATAAAACCGCAAAATCAATTAAATCTTTAAGAATTGCTCGTGATAAAAGCTTTAGATATCTTCGCCATGCTGTGCAAGTTACCGGACGTGTCTCTCGTTATCATCAAGCTTTAGCACAAGCGATGTTGCTTGTCGCTGAACCACCCTATAAAAAAATTATGAAAAATGTATTCAAACAACGTCGTATTTTGAAACCTCAAATTAAAATACTTTCTAAAACTGATGTAGAAATTCAAGATATTATATCTGCAGCAGAACACGTTGAGCACACAGAAAATGGAACAAGCGTTCGAATCGCCCCAGAAAAAACAATAAAATTATCAAATTATATTCCAGAAGGTTTTGTTTCTAATTTATCAATAAATGACTATGATTTGGCTGATTTAGAAATCGAAGTGGCAAATGAAAGCTATTATGAATTTGATAAAAAAGGAAATCTTGTGTTTGAAAATGTAGCTAATATAAAAGATATTATAAATGACGCTAGACTTTGCGCTTTAATGATTCAAAAAAATAATTCCGTTGGACCAGAGAAAGACAAAATGTGGGAGGTTCAAAAAGGAAAATTAATTAGAACTTTTATAGAATGAAAAACCCAATCCCGCCGCTTGCGGCGGGATTGGTTTAATATCTTGTTGGTTTGCCTTGTTCATCAAATTCGATTACGCTTAGTTGTTCATCTATTTTTTGATATATTAGTTCTGCATAGGGTTTATCTCCCCAAAAATCAATACGAATTCTAACTTCGGCAATTCCATTTTCTACCCATTCAATATTTATCTTGAATCGATTATTTCCTCCTGCTACAATATAATAGTCATTTTTGTGCTGCTCATCTGTATCTATAGAATGATTAAGTTCTATGCATGCTCGTTTAGTAGCACGGTAAAGGATTTCGGGTTCGTGGGCATAGTATTTGTGTGCCTCTCCTTCCATCCAGTAGATTACACCATTAATAATAGGGCCTATCAAAATTTCTGGCCCGCAGCCAAGCATTAAAAAAAGCAATAAAACAGGCAATTTTTTCATAATTTTTTCCCCTTAATACTATATTTAATCATCAAGAACTTAAAACCCATTTTGAAAGGAGTGAACATGATTGATTTTGGTTTTAAATTATTTGACGAAGATGATGGTTGGTATTATGATGACTACGAAGAAGAAGAAGAAGAAGAAGAAGACTATGAAGACGATGATGATGATGACGAAGAAGAAGAAGATAACGAAGATAACGAAGATGAAGATGAAGATGAAGATGAAGATGATGATATTGACGATGATGATATTGACGATGATGAAGATTACGACGATGAAGAGCCAGAAGATGAATGGGATTTATAATGAATTTGGGAATAGAATATATAATCCGCAAAGGCATAGCAAACACCATATTAAAACCACCTTTTTCAATTTTTTTAGTAAACTCTGATTATGATAAAGTTGTAGTTAGTATTCATGAGGATTCTACTCATTACATAGGCAAATATTGGGAAATAGGAAAGTGTTCTGCATGGCAAGCTTTGCCAAGCATGTATGAATTTTCTGTTAATGATTTTTGTGAAATCAAAAAAAATTTAAAAAATCATCATTTGCTTTCTTATGAAGCAAATTCATTTGCTAATTGTTTAAATTCTTGGCGAACCCCGATGCCAGATGGAAATTATTTTAATTGTGTTGATAAATTTATTTTTTCACATAAACATTATCGCAAACGTGTTCTTTGGTTATGGAAGGCATTTATACAAACTTATAAAATAATTTTTTCTAACACAATTAATGATGAGCTTTTATTATCTGAATACAGTTTAATGTGTCTTAATTCAAACAATCTCAAGCAAGAATATTTGAAATATTGGAAATATTGGTGTCTTTGGAAAAAGCATTTTATTCTCCCTGCTGGGGAATTGCTTTTTATTTCCTCTCCAAAGTAGGAATGGGAATGTAGTCAGAAGGAAGACTGGTTTTCAATCCATAGTCACTTACGACAGGTAGATTTCTACAATTCTCGTTTACTCTATAGGGAATTATATCTATATCGGCATAAATTACGACCACCCAGCGATCCCAATTTGCGTTGAATTGTTCTGTTGACATTGAATTGATTCTTAGGTTTTTATCGCTGTTATCAATATACATTATTGTATTTTCATCATAATGGACCATGACCATTGCGTGACCTTCTGTTTTTCCTTTTACTCCAAACAAGGCTCCTCGACCTTCTTTCATTGCTTTAAGTAACAATTCTCGTCCTGCAACTTGGTCCAAATAAATTTGTCTATATCGAACTTTTAATTTATTTAATATATCTGAAACATCGTATGGATTAGAAACTCCTTGACACTCTGGTCGACTTGTTAATGGTGGCGACATGAGTTTAGGTTCGTTAGCCCATCTTCCGAGAGTTTCTATTGCGGCATAAACACATTGTTTTCCAGTACGGTTTATTACTCTATCATTTAGAGGAATTGGACATTGAATTCTATTTTTAGTAGGTGTTATTGTTACTGTGGTTGCTGCCATTTCATATTGAATAGGCGCATTATTTGGTACACACAGATTGGCTGCTAAAAAGAAGCCCGCCAACACAGAAACAATTATAATCGTAATTATGTTACGGTTAACTTCCATGCTATTTTTTCTTCATTTTTTTATGCCATTTTCTTCTATTATTGGGTGGAAGTTGTCCGTTTGGGTTTTTTGGATCTGCTTCCTTAGGGCCACAATAACTCGCAAAAGCCCCTTGTCCGACTTTAGTCGGGTCTTGTTTTGGCGGAACTTGCCAAAACAATTCTAACCAATTTTTGAAAGACAATTGCATTTAAACTATATAGCAATATGAAATACAGATTGATGAAAGTGTTGTTTGTACAACACATTAGAAATAATAAGATAATCTATGAAGAAAGAAACATTCTTAACACATTACACACTGAAGGTGAAGAATTTTTGTTAAGAGTAGCATTTTTGAGTTTATCTGTTCCGAGTGCTTATTATATAGGGCTTGATAATCGCTCAACAATTGCAGTGGGTGATGATTTAACAACAGTGAATGCTGTTGAACCAAGTTCTAATGGATACTTGAGAGTATCGGCAGCACCAGGGTCTAATTTTACCTTGACTTTGAATGATTCTGGCAACAACCAAATTAATACTTCCATAGTAACCTTCAGGGCCACTTCTGGAAATTGGAACAGACCTGTTAAAAATATATTTTTATGTACTTCTTCAGACAATAGTGGCTATCTCATAGCTAGTGCTCAATTGTCAGAAACAATAACTATGACAGCAGGAGATATGGTGAACATGCGATTGGGGCTGGCTTTGAGCAATTGTCCCTAAAGAAAAGAATTTTCCAAATCTTCAATTTTTTTAATTTCCAAAATATGGACAACAGATACAATTAGATTTTCCGATACTATCATTGTTTTTTGTTCTTCAAGTCGTAAATATTCACTCCCGTTATCAGATATGTCTCTTAGATTATCAACATTGTTTGTTTGATTATCATTATACCAAGATTCTTTTTCATCATCTGACATTTGTTTCCATTCATCATCTGTTGGTTTTTTTGATTTATTCCTTGGTGGAAGGTTGATATCATAGCCATTTTCTACGCACATTGCGAGTGGTCCATTTTTAACGGATATTTTGTAATTACAAAAAACTTCATTAGCTGGTTCTGTGCTTTTTCCTGTTTTATTGGTAAACCAAACTGGCAAACTTACCCCCACAACAGTAATAGGGTTTCCCCTTACCAATGTGTATCTTTGGTTTTGTGTCAAAAACAAGTTATGAGATATCAACAAGCCCAATTTCTCTTTAGTTTCGTCCATATATAATTCTTAGAAAGGAGGTTAATTTGGATTTATCAAAAACATCCTTGACGATGATATTCTCGTCTATTTTTACCATTTTACTACTTATCGTCATAGACCACTACCCCAAAAGTGACGAAATCATCATGAGGTGGAGTCCTCCTGGTGAGGACGTGGTAGAAATGCCAATTGTTGAGGACAGTGATCCATCTAAAGCATCTCTTCAATTATTGTCTCCTCAAGAGGACAGGGGACACGAATTTAGAAAATATTTAGCAGTTTCAATGAAAATTCGATCTAGCAGTGGGTCGAGTGGTTCTGGAACTGTTATTTATTATGATATTAAAACAGGGCTTGCTTATGTTATTTCTTGTGGCCACTTATGGAGGGGGTCCGTATCGGCAAAAGAATTATTGAATAATCCTAAATTCGCCACAATAATTACCTGGTATCATAATGAAAACAAATTAGACAAACCGCAGGAGCATGAGGCCAAAATTTTATTTTGGAGCAATGATCGTGGATACGATTGCAGTTTATTGGTTTTTTCGCCAGACTGGCCGGTGGATTTTTTCCCTATAGCCCCACCAGAGTATGAATTAAAAGCGGGCCAACGTCTTCATTCATTGGGTTGTGATGGCGGCAAAGAAGTGGCTCATTATGATGTGGAATTTGTAGAATATCGTGGGGTTGATTTGATTACCAAGAGAAACAGTCCACGTCCTGGTCGATCTGGTGGTGGATTATTGTCTGGTGATGATTTTTATGTAGGAATTTGTTGGGGGACATCAGATAAAAGTGGTAGGGGTATTGGCTATTTTACTCCACTATCTGCGATTAGAAAGGTTTTTAAAGAAAATGATTATGATTGGTTATTGGAAATTTCTTTGGGGCTAGCTCGAGAAATACCAATTTATGACTGGAATCACCCAGATCGACAATGGCAACCTGAAAACATCCCATT